CGCTTTGCCCGCCTAAAGATTGTGCTTGAGCAACAAAAGATGCCATTGCCTTAGCATTTCCAGATTTCATTGCTTCACTAAACCCTGTTTGTAAAACCTCAGCAGTATTTTTGGGCAACTCATCAACCATTCCTGGGGCATTAAGTTTTCTTGCAAGTTCATTTCTAACTTCACGCATAGCGAATGGGTTTAAATCATCATCTTCTATGATAGCCTTTAATTCTGAGACAGTCGCATCTTTTATCTTGCTCATATCTATTTCACTATCACCCCACCAGTTCTTATCATATAAACCCTTTTCCTCAGCAACATCAAGTGCTTGTTCTAAATCTGCTTGTTTTGCAAAGTCTTCTGCTGCCTTATCAAATTTTTCATCTGCTGATTCAAATCTACGTCTAGCTTGGTTTAAAGCTTCTCGCATTGAAGCACTAACTTCTAGTCCAGCATCTTCTGCTTTTTCTACTTCTCTTTGAATTGCATTAAATTCATCTGCTGCTTCTCGGCGTTTTTCTGCAAGTTTATCGACTCCTGCACGTTGTTCGTCCATTATCTTAACATAATTTAAATCTGCTTCAATCTTTTCTCTTTGTTCGATATATTCTTGTTCAGTTATGAAATTTTGTTGACGTTGTTTAGTTAGAAGATCTAATTTTTCATTTGCTGAAGCTCTTTCAGCATCAAGTTTTTCTGTCGCTTGTTTAAATTCTTTACCGAAGTTGGTATCCATCATATCACCAACCCACTCTCCAACCATATTACCCAAAGATGCACCAAGTGCTACTCCTAATGGTCCGCCAACTATACCAATAGCACCACCAATAGCACCACCAATGATTCCACCCAAATCCTCGCCTTGTACTTCTGTAGCAATATCGTCGTCTAGTGCTGCGGAAGCAACATCCCAACCATCTTTTACATTAACAACAATAGCTTCTGCGATTGCAAGTGGCGGGAAAATTTTATTAAATATTCTTGCTGCTTTCGATGCTGGTAATGCCTTTTCTACAACGCTTGTTGCTCTTGCTATATCATCAGCCTTTGTAGCAACTTTACCAATATCTGCTGCCTCATCAGCATATGTTAATCCCTTAACGGGATCCATAATAAGTTTTCTGCTTCTTGCTGCCGCCTTAGCTGCTTTAGACCCTCTCGCTGCATCATCAATTTTTGTTGCTGCTTTGACAGCATCATCTATTTTAGATCCGCCCTTTACAAAGTTTGCTAGTTTCTTTAATCCCAGTGCGCTTAGAGCGGTTGCAACAACTGCCTTTACAGCAGTGCCAATTCCTGGTCCGCCTCCTCCATCTTCACCACCAGCAACAACAGCTCCACCGACACCCATAGCACGTTGCCTTCGTAGTTCTTTTTTTCTTTCTCTACGTGCTTCATCTTCTAATTGATAATACTCTAGATGTAGTTCATAAGTTTCATCTAACCAATTTTCGATTCTAGATAAAATATTGGTTTGAGTTTCAAGTATGCCTACAGTCTCAGCAAATCCGCTGTCTAATTTCTCGACAGTTGACTTGGTGTTTTCTGTCATAGTTCTACGAAACTCTTCTTGTTTCGCACCAAAATTAAAAAATGGTAATGCCATAGTTGACTCTTATTTTCGTTGTCTAGATTTTTCTTCTAATTCTTCTAAGTACTGTTTTAATAATGAAACATAAACGTCACGCTCAAATGGTATCATACTCTCCAATTCAGTTAGGGAATATTTATGATGATGAATCAGAGCAAAATTCATCTGATACATGTTAATCAAACTTTCATGCATCAGACCAACATAAAAAAATCCCGCAATCCCTCCACAATAGCATAATCTTTTTTACCGCACTCTTTACATTCCCACTCTATGTTATGTCTTAAAGAAGGCGCTTCGGTAAAGAACGTTAATACTTTTTCAAACTGATCTTTATTTAAATGGTCTATCCATTGGATCAGTTCTTCTTTAGTAAATTCATTATAAACATTTTCTTGATCATAAATGTATTCAACATTATTTGATATCAATTCAAATAAATGCTCAGCATCCCTTTCAATAGTTTTATCAACACTATAAGAAGGATATTTTAATTTAATTCCAATCTTATCGGTTAATTCTATTTTACCATCACTGATTTCGCCAGTTACTTTAATCTTTTCTACATCTACTTTAACTTTTGTTTTTGCTTCACAGTCACCTTGTCCATGACGCAGCATCATTTCTATTTGTTCGCTTACAGACTTAGATCTAATTTGCATAAACAAATATTCAACGTCAAATGTTGCTAAGTTATCAACATCAATCTCATCAATAATACAATTTCTAAGCAAATCTAATACTGCTTTTATAATTGTTTCTTTTTCTCCATCTTCAAGTGCAATTAAAAGTATCTTTTCCTCTCGCACTAAAAATGGTCTAAATGTAATCTTCTTTCCTGTTGATGGTAAAACTGTTTGAAACTCAGGAACCGATAATGTAGGTAACATATTATATCTCCACTATATTAAATAAATCCCTCAATGGTTGGTAAATTCAACTATCGAAAAACGTTCGTTCTTTGTTGCGGCGTTTCAACTGGCACTTCGTTCTTTTCAGGTTTATCATTTGAACTTTCAACCGTATAATAGCGGTGCGCCATTTGTACTGATATTCTTGCGATTGAATCATCCTGCCATCCCATTTGTACACCGTTTATAATAATAGGATAAGCATCATGAAGGGTCGTAGTTGTTTGCAATGTTCCAGTTTGACTAAATTGACGTATTTGAACTATACCCTTATAACTATCAAAATACTTTACGTTAAACTCTCCAAAATTTCCTGGTTGAACATCTAACATTAAACTTTGCCAAGTATCAAAGAAAGTTTTTTCTGCGAAGTTATCGCTTAATATAAAAGTAATTGTGACATCAGGATATATGTTTGAATATGGAAGTTTATTCATTGGGCCATTGTTTGTAAACTTATGGTCAATTGTTAAAGAAGTTCTTCCTGGAATTTCTACAGAATCTGCCCTGTACATCAGATTTCTAGTAAAGTCAGTGGACAATCCATTAGGTGGTGTTATGAGAACTTCAAAGTGAGAAGTCTTAGCGACTCCACCTTGTAATCCCTGCTTTATCATGTTGGTTATATTAAACGCCATTAGATTTTCTTCCTAGAGTCTGAGTAAACTTTTGCGGCAGATGCTTTTTCAAACCGCTGCGTTGGTAACATTAAAGCGATGTCCCACTCTGTTGAATTGATTTCTATAAATCTTGATCCAACGTGATCAGCAAGATAATGTTTAAACGTGGGTTTAAAAAATTTAAATCTTGCTGCACCACTTAATATATTATACGATAGTCTTAGTCTAGTCGAGTCGTCGTACTTAGTATTATTGGTTACATCGTATAAAGAATCCATTAATCTAGCACGCAAAGTTGGCGGCAGATAATGAAGGTTTATACCATAGAATCCGTCTGATGCTGGCCCAACCATAAAGATCAGAGGGAATCTGTCGTAGTACGGTAGAGTTTTTTTACCCTTCGGATCGTAGAAGAAATGATACATTCTTCCAATTAATGGTCTTGACTTTTTATTTTCATACCCTCTAAGTATTTTAGTGGGGTCTGCTTTAGATTTAGCAACACCTCTTGCTACATCCCTAAACCAATCTCTAGACTGTTGTGTGCGTGCAGGTATTTGCCCAGCACGGACGCCACGAACTAATATATCATCGAATAGAGTTGCCATGATACTATTTAGCCTTCTTGCTGAATAATTGTTCTTCAGTTAAGACTTGAAATTTCCATTTTCTATCTGCACAAAACTCAGTCGCTGCCTTCCACTTCGCTTGGTTTACTCCCCAAGTGGCAACTTCGTTAATATATTTTTTTGTTATTTTGCTTTTCTTTTCTGGGGGACGAGACTGTGAGGCAGGTTTCACCTCAAACACAACTATGTCTCCGTTTTTAGTTTTAACTATAAAGTCGGGAAAGTACCGATGACGTTTACCATCTATGGGTGATCGGTATGGTATAGCGAACTCTTCACTACCCCACCATATTATGTCAGGGTTTCGATCAAAGTACGCCATACAATTTAGTTCCCAAGAACTACGATAAATAATATTCCTCGGATCTCCCTTATACTTCTCGGGAAACTTCGGTTTATACTTGCCCTGATAAAACTTCATCGCACCGTTATAAATAGTTCAAAACCTATCAATATTTATTAGGAATAAGCATGTCGGGAATATCAAGAATAGACGGAAGAATTAAAAACGGACAATATGTTTTTGTCTTTCCGGAAGAAGTTATCAGTCAAAATTATATGATGCTTCAAGTTTTAGAAAAAACTAGAAAAAATGCTTCATCTCCTCCTGTTGAAAATGTAGGTAGAACTTTTATTTTTCCTATGCCAGGAAATTTAGCAGTGGCATCAAAAATGGATTACGAGCAAAAAGGTCTCGGAGCACTTGGAGCATTAGCAGCAGGTAGAGCGCAAGGTTCAGGTGCTATGGGTGACATCTCAGGTTTAATCGAACAAAAATTTAATTC